CACGGCCGGGTCAATTCAGTCGGAATCCTATTCCGCTGAAAACTGACCTGCCTACTGCTGCTGCTACTACTGTCACTTTCGATCAATTGGTTTCTCAAGCTGCGCGTCAAATCGCGCTTGTTGAAGTTGATGGTCGAGAGTGTCGTGCTTTTAGATTTGTGGAGAATTTTTTCATTTTCCCAAACCATGCTTTTCGGAGCCCCTCTTGTACAGTTGTATTTAATATGACTGAAATGGGGACCGGAGACATGGCTAATCGCGTTCGTGCGGGTACTGCTGGGAGGCAGATCGTACGGCGTGATATTGAGATTATGAAAATTCCTGGAAAGGATTTGTGTGTAGTGTGGTTGTCAGCCGTACACCCTTTGGGTGCTTCGGCTGTTAAACACATTGTTGACACGAGTCAGTTCGGGATGTAAAAACAATTCGATGAGGCGCGCCTTCTCTACCGCACATCTAGTGCGGAGTTGAAGGCATACCCTGTTCGAGTTGGAGTCACTCAGGTGGGTGGCTTTACTACTAATGGTTTTACCGTTGATATCCGTAGAGTCTGGGCCTATCCAGGTGAGGATGTGAAGACGGAACCTGGGTTTTGCGGCTCTCCTCTTGTTGTAAAGAGGGGAACTTCATCCTGGATTGCTGGTTTTCATATAAGCTCTTTTGAGGGTGCCGAAGGGCACGCTGAGGAGCTGATAGCTACGGAGATAGTTGCGATCATTGAGTTGATCCGGGCAAAGTGTCCGCTTGCTGTTCCGGTTGCCCCGCTTGATTTGGGGCAAGGAACAGGTCTGACTGCAGAGTTAGGCCCGCTTCATGAGAAGAGCATGATTAATGGTGTTCAGACCTTAAACTGCGAGATACTGGGCTCAATTGTCCAGCTTGGCGGAAAGAAGAATTTTCGGAACCATGAAAAGTCGCGAGTGTTCGCGTCTAGGTTTGCCGATGATTTTGATGATTTACGTCAAGAGGCGCTCGGAGACGAGCGGTTCGTTGCCCCTAAGAGCAACGGAATTGAGGTGGATGGTGTTTGGAAACAACCGTATCTGAATGCTATTCGCCAAATGGAGACCGCCCAGAATTCTGACCCGGGAGCCTTGCAAGAGGCTTTCTGTGATTATTTGGACGGTGTTGAAGATCTCCCCGGTATTGAGACTGTTAGAGTTTTAACCGAGGAGGAAGCTATTTTCGGTGTTAGCAATACTTCAATTGGGCCTTTTGACATGACTACGTCAATGGGCTATCCATTTTTTAAACCGAAGTCGAACTTTGTAGATAAAACGTTGTTGCATCTTGGAGATCGGTCTTATCTTGCGGAAGTGGTCCAGAGTCAGTTTGATTGGGCGCTTGCTACTTTAAATAGTGGTATGGCGGTCATTCCTATTGTGTCCTGGACTCTGAAAGATGAGGCTATCAAAGAGAGCAAGAACGATGCTCGCGGGCAGAGGGTTTTTAACTCCCTGCCTTTTTATTTTAATGTGTTATTGAAGATGTTCTTTGGACCTATTCTTGCCTTCATGGGAATGCATAAGCAATACTTCGAGTGTTATGCCGGAATGAATCTTGCTAGCTCAGATGCTACTTGGTTCGCTCGTTGGATGACTTTCTTCGGAGAGATGCTCTGTATTGATGGAGACATGAAATGGTGCGATAAAGGAATCGACAATGTCATGATGATTTGGGTTGGCAATGTGCTACTTGCGCTTGCAAATGTTCTTGGATACTCAGAGGCTGATAAGAAGAAGTGTGCTTTACTGTACGCTGGTCTTGTTTACCACTGTGTTTATATAAAAGGAGATTTGATGCTTGTTGTGCATGCAAACCCGTCGGGTTCCCTGCTCACAGTTGCTATCAATAGCATCTATTTGAGCGGGCAATACCGAGTGACTTGGTATAAGGGCTTGAGAGAGCTTTCAGCTGAGTTGCGAAAACAATTTACTTTGTGTTTTCGTGTGTATGTCCATTTGGCGACACTCGGAGACGATAATCTTGCAAATGTGTCTCCTTTAGCCAGTTGGTTTAATTTCACTTTGCTGGAGAGGATTTTCCGTGAAAATGGGAAATTCCTTGTGCCGGCTGATAAGGTGGATGGGATGTACAAATTCAAGAGTTTCTTTAAATGTTCTTTTCTTAAAAGACGTTTCAGTTGGAGCGTGGAACTTCGGAACTACGTTGCCGTGTTGGAGACTGTTTCTCTGGCAAAGATGCTCACCACCCGAGTTGCGGGTCGTGCGAGCGTGAAGGACCAGGAGGCTGGTGTCCTGGCAAGCGCTGCTTTGGAATTCTTCTTGCGAGGCCGAGTGGCCTATGAGGGATATACGAAGCGTGCGCTTGCTGTGTGTGAGAAGTACGATATTGGAACCTGGTGGTCCCGAACGTATGATGAACACATGAACCAATACGCAGCGGACCACTTTCAAACGTGGATCGCTGAGTGATTTGGTAAACCTGGGTGTCGATTGACTCTGTGTTCTCCCTGAAGGAACACGCTGCAAGGTTGGTCGCTGATAGACCACGGTACTACCCCTCCGTTGAGATGGGGTGCTAGCCGAAAGGCTCGGGAGTTAGTAGGTTGGTGCGGATCCTGCGATACTTGATCGTTATACTCTGAGGAGATAACGTTGAAAAGTTAGCGGAAAATCCACTGACCGGATGCTGATGCGGTACCCACGATGCTTACCGGGCTACGCGGGAACCTGGTTATTAGAAACCAGAGCAAAATCTAATGGAATTAATAAACCCTATGGAATCTGTTACTCAAACTAGTGCGACCGTGCATATCGCGGCCAACTCGAGCATTGATGCTCAAACATCGGAGATTGTTGATACTCGGATTATCAATATCTCTTCTACCTCTGGGCCTGTTGTGTCTGCGACACACAGTGAACCTGGGGGCGATGAAATTTCCCAATTCTTTCAACGGCCCCTTCTGATCAATACCTTTACCTGGCCATCTACTGTGACCTCTGGTACTCAGATCCAAAACATGGATCCTTGGTATTTGTATCTGAACAATCCGATTGTGAAGAGGAAGACCGCTAACTTCTATAAAATAAGCGGGACGCTTGTGCTTGACGTCGTGATTCAAGCCGCCCCCACTCAATATGGGCATGCCATTGTGCAGCTGGTTCCGCAAGGGACTGAGCAGTACTTGGAGCCGTATACGGTTGAGCAGGAGCCTCTCAATACTCTGGATTTTTTGCCGACGATGTGGCAATCGACCCAGGATATCTATGGAGATTTGGATCCTGCGACCTCAGAGAGTCTGGAGTTTACGCTTCCTTGGATCTTCACGCAAGATTCTATTGAGCTTAACAGTCTTTCGACGGTTGGTCCTCTTGGTGGGGGATTACAGACACAGTGGAGGTTTCTCACTCATTGTGTCGTCCCTTTGGGCAATGCAACGAATGTGGCCACCGTTGGTGACGTGACGATTCGCGTGTTTGCGCGTCTTGAGAACGTCAAATTGAGCATTCCATTGACTGCTCAGGCCGGGGAGAAGAAGAAACAAGGCAAGGTTGGAAAGTTCGCGGGTGCAGTTTCGGCTGTGGCGGGTGCTATTAAGGGTGTTCCCTTCATTGGAGAGATCGCGGCAGGTGTCGAGGTCGTCTCTAATGCAATCGGTGCTGTTGCTGATTGGTTTGGATTTACGAGGGTTTCATCGTTTGCAAAAGCGATGCCTGTTCGGAATCAAACATTCCCTGGTTTGCCTCACGTTGATGGTGAGGACACTGGTACTTCTTTGACGCTTCTTCAGAAGAACGCCGTAGCCATTGATCCTGATATCTTCGGTAGTGGTGGAAAAGTAGACATCGAAAGTTTCGATGAGTTGTTTCGCAGAAAGACTTTGATTTCGCTCACGACGTGGACGACTTCTCAGGCTGCTGGAACCATCTTGCTGGCCATTCCGGTTACGCCGGACTGCTGCCATGTTGCTGCTCCTTTCGCCTATCCTACCCCTGCTGGGTATGTGGCTAAACATTTCTCCAATTGGAGGGGTCCCATGTACTATGAGATCCAGGTGCGATGTTCTACATTGCATCGTGGTATGTTGCAAATTGTGTACCACCCTTCGTCGGACGCTGATGCTTCAGACCCTACCAATACCTCGTTCAATACTGTTTTCGAGCTTGCTGCGGGTGGAGCACATACGTTCTATGTCGGATGGGCGCAAAATGTAATGTGCCGCCGATTGGACCCAGGATTTCCTGGTTTTGTTTTTAGTGACTTGTCTAAGAATGGTCGTGTTGAGATTCGTGTCTTTACCAAGCTTACGGCGCCCGATCCGGGCGCTAGCGTGACTGTGGAGGTCTACTCCTTCACGTCTGGTGAGATGCAATTTTACAATCCGATCGTTCCAGCTACTTTACTGACCTTGGAGTCCGGTGAGGCATCAACCGGTGCCATGATGACTCAAATTTTGTCTCTTGTGGGGCAGGCCGGAGAGGACGTCGGAGATATCTCCGCCATTATTGGTGGGGAGAGGATCCAATCCATCCGGTCTTTGCTTCAAAGACCAAGTTTGTTTCAACAATTGTTTTTAAATGTTGGGGACGATTCTAGTTCCAAACAATATCTTTGTACTTGGCGTTTGCCCATGGAGTTGCCATGGCCTACCAGCGACGGAAGTATGGTTCCGCCAGGAGCTACTAGCAATAAGATGGTACCTTTGATGTGGTTTCCGTTTATGTATGTGGGCTGGCGGGGCAGCATCCGTAGTAAATTTGTTGCGCTGACAGGCAATCTTAGCATTGCGACAGCTGCACCTGCTCCGCAGATCATGAAAATGACTGCGGCAAATGTGGTTAATGCCACGGCGGTGCAGGCTGATCGCTTATATGTTGGTGATTTGTCTGAAGGCGGATTTATGGATGTTGAGTGTGGTTGGGCAGAGCAAGATCCTCGAATTGGAGGTGGTGTGGAAGTTTCCAACACGTTCTATCGAGAGTATCGTTATGCTTTGACGAGACTTTGTTCCAACTATACTGCAAATGCAGCTGTGAGTACGAATTGTGTTGATTTTACAGTTTTCTATCAGAATCAAGCAGCCGATGGGAATCAATATCCTGTGGTCAGGTACATTAGTGCCGGTCAGGATTTTTCCCTTGGTCGTTTTCGATTCGTGCCGCGAGTGCGGTTCGATGGTCTGTAAAAGCAACCGGCTATCGAAAGATTCATTCAAAGTGCCTTAAGCTGCGACGTCTGGGAGTGTATCGTGTTGCCGACACGCCTCCTGGCGAAAATTAGACGGTGGGTGCGAATCCCGTGCAATAGCACAAAAGGAAGATTGACTATCTTTGTAAAGAAATTAGTCCGGTAGGAATACCGTTAAATACCACACCGATCAGAGGTGTGGCGTTGTCCGTCCCACGGGCGCCAGTTTTATCCAGCGCCCTTGTGCGCTGGGGAATTTTCGTAAATCTGGTAAGTTTCGG